CAGCATTATATCCACGTGGTATGTTGCTATGGAATCTACGTAGAAGTGGATTTAACGTTAAGAAGTTTAAAAAGAACTACATTAACACACTTGATGATAACCTACGTTACAAAGCAAGTGAAAGCGACAACGGCGATGCACCTACCAGCGGCGACAGCATGGAAAACTATTACCCACATCGTTGGGTTACAGAAAGTGCTAACCAAGCAGATGGCAGTGGATCGTTTGGACGTTTTGCACAACGTAAAGTTGTTCTACAAAGCATCCAAGCATTGGTAAACAGCAATCAAGAAATTCGCGACACAGAGCGTAACGGATTTAACTTGTTGGCTTGCCCAGGTTATCCAGAACTAATCGGCGAAATGATCAGTCTAAACTACGATCGTGGTTTAACATCTTTCGTAATCGGTGATACACCTGCACGTTTAACACCAGATGCTACAACAATTAACAACTGGGGTACAAATGCCGCACTGGCACTAGAAGACAATGAAAAAGGTCTTGTAAGCAGTGATGAATATCTAGGCGTTTTCTATCCATGGGGCTTTACCAGCGACAACGCTGGCCGAGACATAATTGTTCCACCAAGTCATATGATTATGCGTATGATTGCTCTAAGCGATCAAGTTTCATTCCCATGGTTTGCACCAGCAGGTACACGTCGTGGTGGTATTACTAACGCTTCATCTGTTGGTTACCTAACTGACGAAGGTGAATTCCAATCAGTGGCACTAAATGAAGGCCAACGCGATACATTGTACAATGTAAAAGTTAACCCAATTACATTCTTTGTAGGCGCAGGTCTTGTGAACTTTGGACAAAAGACTAGAGCAAGAAATGCAAGTGCGTTAGATCGCATCAACGTAGCACGTTTGGTAATTTATCTACGTAGCCAGTTGAACAAACTAGCAAAACCATACATCTTTGAACCCAACGATAAAATCACTCGTGATGAGATCAAGCAACAAGTCGAAAGTCTATTGCTAGAACTAGTTGGACAACGAGCACTGTATGACTTCTTAGTAGTCTGCGATGAAAGCAACAACACACCTAACAGAATTGATAGAAATGAACTATACGTTGATATTGCTATCGAACCTGTCAAGGCCGTTGAGTTCATTTACATTCCAGTACGCTTGAAGAACACTGGCGAAATCGCTGGACTATAAGTGAATAAATAAAAATAACGGAGAGCATACAATGGCTATTTCAACACTAAGCAAATTATCAGTACCGTTGGCTAGTGACCAATCTGCAAGCGCACAGGGCATGTTAATGCCTAAGTTGCAGTACAGATTCAGAGTTTCTTTTGAAAACTTTGGCGTGTCAACACCAACAACTGAACTAACTAAACAAGTTATTGATTGCACAAGACCAAACTTAACTTTTGAAGATATTGAACTTCCAGTTTATAACTCAAAAGTACGTCTTGCAGGGCGACACACATGGGAAAACATCAGTGTTAACCTACGTGATGATGCCAGCGGTCAAGTACAAAAATTAGTTGGTGAACAACTACAGAAACAATTCGATTTCTTCGAACAAGCCAGCGCAGCCAGCGGCAGCGATTACAAGTTTACAACTCGTATCGAGATTTTAGATGGCGGCAATGGTGCAAACACACCATCAATATTAGAAACATGGGAAGTGTATGGTTGCTACCTACAAGGTGCTAACTATAATACATTAAACTACGCTACCAGCGAACCTGTGACAGTTGCACTAACAATTCGTTATGATAACGCAATTCAAAGTCCAACAGGCACTGGTGTTGGTACAGCAGTGGGTCGAGCACTTGGCACTCTTGCTACTGGCGGCGGTTAATATTACCCGGGAGACTAAAAAGGACACTTCGGTGTCCTTTTTTTATTATCTGTACAGTTTTTAACACCGGATAAATATTAATATGTCAAAATTCTTTAAAAACTTTCTAAGTAACGTAGGCGGCGGTATAACTAATCCCAAGGGAAATCTGGGAGATTTTAGACACGCCAGTAAGTTATTTGTAGACAGCAATTACCGATTAGCACCAAAATCAAAATTTCTTTATCACGTGGTGTTCAACATTCATCCTGTGGTCAAGTCTCGTATGCCGTTTATTGGCAACAACATAACAGCACTAAACATGTTGGTCAAAAGTGTCGATTTACCTAAGTATAAAATAAACACAGATTTAGCCTACCAATACAATAGAAAAAAACAAGTCCATACTAAGATAGAATACGAACCCGTGAATTTAATTCTCTACGACGATAACTTAGGTATTTCAACAAATATGTGGGCAAGTTACTACGGATATTACTTTGCAGATTCCAGTCACGGTGGTAGTGCAGGATCCATGCCTGGTGCGCCAGGATCCTCTGGTGGATCAACACCATTTGCTGGATTGGGGGGACTAAAAAATCTATGGGACAATGTAAAACAAATTCCTGGAGCCATCGCAGGCATATTCAAGAAAAAAACAAATGTTCAGAACAAAGGTGGCGGCAGTGACCCTGCAACACCAGTGGCATTTCAAAGTAATGCGTTTGATATATCGAATAAATTTAGATTTGGCTTAGACAATAACAGTTCAGTGCCGTTTTTTACCAGCGTACAAATCTTTCAATTGAGTCGTAAATCGTATCAGTGTTTTACACTTGTAAATCCTAAAATAGTAAGTTTTCAACATGATAATTTACAGTACGCAGAAGGCGCCGGCACTACACAAAATACAATGAGTTTAATCTATGAAGGTGTAATCTACGGAGTGGGTGCAGTTAAACAAGGAATTCCTACAGGCTTTGGAACAGAATACTACGACAAAGTTCCAAGCCCACTGAGCATATTAGGTGGCGGAACAGCAAGTTTATTTGGTCAAGGCGGTGTGTTAGGTGGAGTCTCGGACATACTAGGTGACCTAAGCAACCCTGATACATTTACCAACCCAGGTGCATTATTTGGTACGTTGGTCAAGGGTGCAAACACATTTAAAAACGCCAAAGAATTAACACAACCCGGTCTTCAACGAGAAGGATTTAGCATAGCCAAAAGTGCTATCACTGCGGTCACAGGTGTAGACGTTAGTGGTGTTGCTAACGTGGCCTTTCCTAAAGAAGCAGGCCGCGGCCAAAATCAAACTACTACTGCATTAGCACCTAAAGAATCTGTCAAACCGCAGTCATTAACAGCCAGCGAACAATCAATAATCAATGATAATCCTGTGGCTTTAAGTACTTTGGTAAGTAAAGCAACCACAGCAGGTGTTGTACCACCTGGACCAAATGCAGAGAGTCAAGTAAAAAGTTTAATGGCCAGTGGCCGAAATTTAAAATTAAATTCTCTAGCACAAAAAGTTGTAGCAGACGTAAAAGGATAATATGTCAAATAGTAATCTACCACAAGAACCACAAGACACAGACAGCGGTCAGGCTGTTAAATTATTTTTTAATAATTATTTTAACCAGACAGTCACATTTCCAGCCAGCGAAATAGATGCAGTAGTTGGGTTTTTTAAAAAACGCGGGTTTGATGACCTTGCAAGCAATTCCACATCTATTGTGCTACTGCAACAGGCTAGACTAGATGATGTAAATGTATTTCAGTTACTGGACACACTCAAAGGTCTTACAGAACTTCAATTAAGTGCAGTGGTCACTGAAGTGTTGAATTATAATCGACAAAAAAATTCAACACTAGGATACCGTGTAGAAGATACCAGTGAATTATTAGAAAAACGAAACGTATTGATATGACCAAGTTTGCACAGGGAAAATATGTATTAAAAAATCCTGACAAATATATAGGAAACAGGACTCCCGCTTACCGCAGTAGTTGGGAGTGGGCTGTGATGAACATGTGCGATAATAATCCAGCCATTGACAAGTGGGCCAGTGAAGCAGTTAAGATACCCTATCGTTGTCCGTTGACTGGAAAACAAACAATCTATGTACCAGATTTTTTTGTAAATTTTGTAGATAAAAACGGCAAACAACACGCAGAAGTGTGGGAAGTAAAACCCGCGGCACAATCAATTAAAGAACGTGTGGGTCGTAATCCTATGAATCAAGCCGCATACGTTAAAAATATGGCAAAATGGGAAGCCGCAAGAGCATGGTGTGCAAGACAAAGTATCGCATTCCGGGTGATTTCTGAAAACGACATTTTCCATAAAGGAAAGCGATAAGTAAAGTTATGACGAAGAAACTTGAAGAATTACTTAACTTGCCCGAAACACAAGAATTAGTTAAACCTGAAAAGAAGCGTGGAAAATTAGACCCTAAGGTATCTGCACCTGCAGATAATTTATTTCGCAATATCAGCGACATAGATAAAATTGCATCGGCATTGCCGCAGGTAAAAGGTCTTGGAGACCTAAGCGATACAGAATTCGACACATTAGCCCAACGTGCTACAGATGCCTATGACGATTTAATGGACTTAGGCATGAATGTGGAGCCAAGATACAGCAGTAGGATCTTTGAAGTAGCACAATCAGCACTTAAAAACGCCATAGATGCTAAATCAGCAAAGATTGACAAGAAATTAAAAATGATCGAATTGCAGTTAAAAAAGGCAAAATTAGATCAAGATGCACAAGGAAAAGACCCAGATGGCGCTGGTGCGATTCATGGTGAAGGTGTGCTTATTACAGACCGCAATAGCCTCTTGGAAAAACTGCGCAATATAAAATAAATACATTACTGGAATCGAACTATGAAATCATTTAAAGACTATCTAACAGAAAGCAAAAAGACCTATGCTTTTAAAATTAAAGTAGCAGGAAAACTTGGAGAAAGTTTTGCTGAAGACCTACGTTCAGCAGTAACTAAATTTTCCATTGCAAATCTAAGCAAAGGAAAAAGTAGTCCTATTCAAGAAACTCAAATTGACTTCCCCAATCTTAAAAACGAATCAGTTACTGTTTTTGATTTAGAAGTACACTACCCAACAACTAGTCCGGTACTTGAGCAGTACATTGTTGATATGTGCCGTTGCGCAAAATCAATGCTACGTGTTCAAGGAGCCAATGAGTATACTGTTACACACGAA